CATTAAGTATAGCACGACAGCTATAATTTGTCAACTAATCAAACAAAAAGGCGCACAGCGTCTTAAATAAACAGGAGGATTTCAAAATGACAGAATTTAAGATCACAGTCGAGGCAACAGCCCTCGCTAACGCAATCGAGAACCTTGCCAGAGCAATATCGGCAAACGGAATGGGCAACACCATCCCCGCGGTTACGGCATCCGTTCCTAAAGTTGCTACGACTCCGGCGTCCACATCCGCACCTGCACAGCAGTTTGTTTCTGCTTCGACAGTTCCGACAGCAACAGCGCCCGTAGCGCCGGTAGCCGCACAGGTACCGGTTACTGTGTCGGCGCCCGTGACCGCTCCGGTTCAGCAGTCCGCAAATGCCGCATTGACACCGATTCCCACTGCCGCGCCTACCTATACACTTGATATGCTTGCGGCGGCGGGCTCAGCGTTAATAGATGCAGGTAAGATGAATGATTTGCTGGGCATTCTCAGTCGCTATGGTGTTAATGCGCTAACGGAGTTACAGCCCGCCGTTTATGGAGCGGTAGCCGCAGAACTCAGAAATCTCGGCGCAAATATATAAGGAGGTAGCAATATGCGTAATAAAATCCAGATTAGAATTCCCCGTTCAGCAGAGGGTCGCGTGATCAGAATATCTCCTGCGGCGGAAGCTGTTCTCGCAGAATTACAGCGCACTACGAGATTGCCAATATCTCAGATTGCGTCACAGATGATAATACAGGGTGCAGATTTTGTTGAAATAATCGAGGAGGATGACAATGCCAACACCTGAAAAACACGCACTGCTTTCTGCGTCAGCGTCATCAAGGTGGCTTAATTGTACTGCCGCACCGAGATTTGAAGAACAGTTTCCCGAAACCACATCACAGTATGCAGAAGAAGGAAGAATAGCTCACGCAATGTGCGAATTAAAGGTGCTTAAAACCTTTACAGCCGGAATTAAGCCCAGAAGCTATACCGCACGAATAAACAAAATAAAGGAGATGCCCGGTTACAGTCCTGAGATGGACAGAACCTCAGACCTTTATATCGAGCACCTCAGTCAGTTAGCACTTTCGTATAAGGCAAAACCCAACATATCCCCAGAAGTGCAGGTAGATCTTACAGGCTACATACCCGGCGGCTTCGGCACTTGCGACTGCATTATGATAGGCGGTGACACACTTAGCATAGTGGATTACAAGCACGGTAAAGGCGTACCAGTATCGGCGGAGGGAAACACGCAGATGCGGTTGTATGCTCTCGGTGCTCTCAAGCGTTATTCACCTGTTTATGGGAACAGTATAAAGAGCATAAGAATGACGATTGATCAACCTCGTATCAGTGATGAAGTCAGTACCGAAACAATATCTGTAGAGGAACTACTCGCTTGGGGTGAAAGCATAAAGCCGATAGCACAGGAGGCCTATACCGGTCCCGGCGAGTTTGTGCCGGGTGAGCATTGCAGATTTTGCAGAGGAAAGGAACACTGTCGTGCCAGAGCCGAACAGTATACAGCCCTTGAAGAATTTAAGGATTGCGTACTACCCGGTACTTCCGGTGATCAGGACAAGCGTATTCTTTCTGACAGCGAAATAGGTGACCTGCTTACAAAAGGTGCTGAACTGGTGAAATGGTATAAGGATCTCGAGGAATATGCACTCGGTGCAATCCTTAAAGGCGTTAACATACCCGGTTGGAAAGCAGTCCAGGGGCACAGTAACAGAACCTTTTCCGATCAGGATAAAGCTATTGAAGCAGTTATCAAAGCAGGTTATGATGAAGCCCTGGTGTATGAGAGAAAACCCAAAACTCTTACCGAGCTTGAAAAGCTTATGGGTAAAGCTGATTTTACCGAAAAGGTCGGCGCTTATGTTATCAAGCCGCCCGGCAAACCTACTCTTGCGCCCTTATCGGATAAAAGAGAGACGTACAGTCCTGCGGCCGCCGATTTTGCGGAGGTGGGCAAGTGAACGAACGGCATCTTGTAACTATATCGTTTCCGGAAGGTTATTTTAAGATTCTTTATGAGGACTATCTTAAACAGCGACCGTTGTCGGTTATAAAAAAGCTGATGCGGATCGCCTATGATAACTTTTCGCTGAATTCGCACGATATACGCAAAATATGGCATTACGTATTATCGGAGCAGGACACTAAAAGGCAGAAATGGCACGAAGAAAGCAAAACATACAAGGAAGAATATGTTGCTTTGCAGTTCCTGTTTGATTTAACTGAAAAGGAAATCAAAGAAATCAAGGCTAAAAATAAAAAATTGCTCTCGAACGTAATTAAAGCAAAGCGTGATTTCGAGCGTTGGTGCAAGATTGTTGCACTAATGGAAGACTTAAACGTCAAAATGGGCATTGCCCTTTAAGAAAGGAAAATATTATGTACCAGAACATAGCAACCAAAGTTTTAACCGGAGAAGTAAGGCTGTCTTACACGAATCTCACAGCCCCTGTTCCCTCGAAAAGTGATCCTAACGGCAAACCTAAATATTCGGTTACCATACTCATCCCCAAGTCAGACACCGCTACTAAAGCGGACCTTGACGCCAGCTTTATGGCGGCGTATAACGAGGGCATAACTACAAAATGGGGCGGAGCAAGACCGCAGGCTCAGTCAGTAATCCATGATGGTGACGGTCTCCGACAGAGCGGTACTCCTTATGGGGAGGAATGCAAAGGACACTGGGTGCTTACCGCAAGCAGTATAAACAAGCCTCAGGTTGTCGGTATAGATAATATCAACTGTGAATTGGCTCCGTCTGATATCTACAGCGGAATGTACGGAAGGGTCACGATTAACTTCTATCCCTATAATGCAGGCGTTAATAAAGGTGTCGGTTGTGGGCTCGGAAACGTACTTAAAACCCGTGACGGTGAAGTGCTTTCGGGCGGTGCTACAGCGGCAAGCGACTTCAACGGTTTGGGGCAGAGTGTACAGGTATACCCGCAGACTGCTCCTATTCAGGGTACGCCTGTGTATCAGCAGCCTGTAGCACCTGTTCAGCCGACTGGTGTCAATCCTATAACAGGGCTTCCTTTCTGATAAAGGAGGCTAAATGCACCACTTAAATATTGACCTTGAAACATTTTCAAGCGAACCTATCGGAGAAACGGGGGCTTTTAAATACATAGAAAGCCCTGACTTTGAAATCCTGTTATTCGCATACTCTTTAAACGGTGCGCCTGTTACGGTAATAGATCTTGCGCAGGGAGAGACAATACCGCCCGAGATAACAGCGGCGGTTTTCTCTCCCGATTGCATAAAACACGCATATAATGCCGCTTTTGAGTGGGGGTGCCTATCAAAGTATTTCGGTAAGGCACTTCCGCTTGAGCAGTGGCGGTGCACAATGTTGCACGGATTGTATGCCGGTTATACAAAAGGTCTTGATGCAACCGGCAGAGCTTTAGGGCTTCCTGAAGACAGGCGCAAACTTAACACCGGAAAGGCCCTTATCAGATATTTTTGTTGCCCGTGTAAAGCAACAAAGGCAAACGGTATGCGCACAAGAAATATGCCGTCACACGACCTCGAAAAATGGAAGCTGTTTAAAGAATATAACCGCAGAGATGTAGAAGCCGAAATAGAAATAGAACGCAGATTATCAGCCGTCACGGTTCCTGACTTCGTTCAGAGAGAATGGGAAACTGATCTCGAGATAAACCACCGAGGAGTTGCGGTAGACATGGATTTTGTAAACGGTGCGCTTGAAATAGGAAGCACCACACGAAATGCGCTGATAGAAGAAGCCGTGAGGATAACTGGCCTTGATAATCCGAACAGCGTTGCACAGTTGCAAGGGTGGCTGGAAAACGAAACAGGTGAAGAAATAGAATCTTTACGCAAGGACACCGTAGCAAAAATGCTGACGGCGAATGATAACAGTGCCGAAGTACAGCGTATGCTCGAAATACGTCAGGAACTCGGCAAGACAAGCACTAAAAAATACAACGCTATAGAAAAAGCGGTTTGTCGTGATAACAGAGTACGAGGGCTTTTGCAATTCTACGGAGCGAACAGAACAGGAAGGTGGGCGGGTCGTCTTGTACAGGCGCAGAACCTGCCGAGAACTTATATTGAGCCTTTGCCGTTTGCAAGAACTCTTGTTAAAGACAGAAAAGCAGACGCTCTCAGATTTGTTTACGGAAGTGTTCCGGACACGCTTTCACAACTCATACGAACCGCTTTTGTTGCCGCAGAGGGTAATGTTCTTATAGATGCTGATTTCTCGGCCATTGAAGCCCGTGTTATATCATGGCTCGCCGGCGAAGAATGGCGGCTTGAGGTATTCCGCACTCACGGAAAAATCTATGAAGCGACTGCTTCACAGATGTTCGGCGTTCCGATTGAGCTTATAAAAAAGGGCAATCCGGAATATGCTTTGCGTCAGAAAGGCAAGGTAGCAGAGCTTGCTCTTGGTTATCAAGGCGGTACTTCTGCACTTATTACTATGGGCGCACTTAATATGGGTATACCTGAAAGTGACCTGCCCGATATAGTGCATCGGTGGCGAGATGCCAACAGACGTATAAGAGACTTATGGTATGCCGTGGATAATGCAGCGGTTCAGGCGGTCACGAACGGCGGAGCTGTCGGTGTGCGTAACATTATAGTTTCCAAAGAATACAATGCCGCCTTGAATACAGACAGTCTGACAATTACTCTACCGAGTGGCAGAAAGCTCTATTATATATCTCCTCAGATCTATGAGAATCAGTGGGGATCGCCGTCGATTGCTTATATGGGTATGGATCAGAAAACAAAAAAGTGGAAACGGCTCGAAACATACGGCGGAAAGCTCGTTGAGAATTGTGTTCAGGCTATAGCACGAGATTGTCTCGCCGGAGCAATAACACGCCTGGAAGAAGCCGGACTTCCTGTTGTGTTTCACATTCATGACGAAGTAGTAATCGATTGTCGTAAAGATACGGCAAGCCTTGAAGATGTTATAAGAATAATGACCGAACCTATACCGTGGGCACCGGGATTACCTCTTGGCGCTGACGGTTGGGTCGGCGACTTCTTCAGAAAGGATTAAGAGAACAATTTATGTTATTTGACCGAAAAATAACTATTTCCTGCGGGTCAAGCAGAAAAGCGACTGTGTGGAAAGCACAGACACTTATGCTGTCGGAACTGTGGGAGAAATTGAAAATTCCGGCAAGAAGCACGGAAACGCTTGCTGATTATATGAATATGAAAAAGGCTCAGCAGGATGATCTTAAAGATGTCGGCGGATATGTTGGCGGTACTCTTAACGGAACCAGGCGTAAGGCAAATAACGTTATTGGCAGAGACATAGTTACCCTCGACCTTGACAGTATTCCGGCAGGATATAAAGATGATATTCTGCGGAGAGTTGAAGCTCTCGGCTGCGGATACTGCGTTTACAGCACAAGAAAGCATCAGCCTTCCGCACCGAGACTGCGTGTAATACTTCCACTTGATCGCACTGTCACTGCCGATGAGTATGAGCCTATAGCACGAAAACTTGCTGAGTATATAGGTATCGAATTTGCTGATCCGTCTACTTTTGAAGCCTGCCGCTTAATGTACTGGCCGAGCTGTTGCTCAGACGGAGAATATGTGTATATAGTAGGCGATAAGCCTTTCACTTGCGCCGACGGTATTTTGGCCTTATATGCCGACTGGAGAGATGTCTCGACCTGGCCGAGCATACCGGGGCAGCAGGCTGTTAAGAAGCTGGCTGTAAAGCAGGGTGATCCTGATGCTAAGAATGGCGTTGTCGGCGCTTTCTGCCGTACTTACGATGTATATCGTGCAATGTCAGAATTGTTACCGGGAATATACGAGTCGGTTGATGATTCTTCAGAACGTTTCACCTATCTTGGCGGATCAACCACCGGCGGCGCTGTTGTCTACGAAAACGGCAAGTATTTATACAGCCATCATGCTACAGATCCGTGCAGCGGCAGGCTTGTAAATGCTTTCGACCTTGTACGGCTGCACAAGTTTGCGGATAAAGATGACGAGACTTCAATAGGTACTCCGACAAACAGACTGCCTTCATTCAGTGCAATGTGCGAATTTGCGTGCGGAATAAATGAAGTTTCGGCACTGCTCAGTAAAGAACGGTATGATTCGGCGGTAAAAGATTTTGAGAGTGTAAGCGGTACAGCTGATTGTGTTGAAGATGAAAACTGGATGCAGTTGCTTGAGAAAAGCACGCAGACGGGCGCAATACGCTCTACTATAGATAATGTGAAAATAATACTTGAGCACGATCCTTTGCTTAAAGGAAAGTTTGCTTTGAATGAATTTGCAGGCAGGGGCGAGGTGCTGGCGGCGTTACCGTGGGACAAGAACAATAAACGCAGGCTGTGGGACGATAACGATATAGCTGGGCTGTATTGGTATCTCGAACGTGTATATAAAATTACCGGCAATGGAAAGATAGACGGGGCGTTATCGCTCCATTCACACGCACACGCATTCAATCTTGTAAAAAACTATCTTACGGGGCTTAACGGTAAATGGGACGGAGTGCCTCGTCTTGATACGGTTTTCATTGATTATCTGGGTGCGCAGGACAACCCGTACAACAGGGCTGTTACCCGTAAGACATTCACGGCCGCTGTTGCCAGAGCAATGACGCCCGGTTGTAAGTTTGATAATATGCTTATCCTGACGGGTTCTCAGGGCATAGGAAAATCAACTTTACTTGATAAAATGAGCCGAGGGTGGTTCAATGACAGCATAAGGACGTTTGAGGGCAAAGAAGCAAGCGAGCTTCTCCAGGGCGTATGGCTCGTTGAAATAAGCGAGCTTGACGCATTCAGACAGTCAGATGTAAGCAGAATCAAGCAATTTCTCAGCTTACGGGCAGACCGCTTTCGAGCGGCTTACGGAAGAAATGTTAAGGAACTGCCCAGGTCGTGCGTGTTCTTCGGTACTACCAATAATACTGAGTTCTTACGGGATACAACGGGAAACCGCCGCTTCTGGCCCGTTGACACAGGAGAACAAAAGGCTGTGAAGAGCGTATGGCACGATCTTGACAACGAAATAGACATGATATGGGCGGAGGCTCTGGTAAGATGGCAAGGCGGAGAACCGTTGTATCTCAGCGGTGAAATAGAAAGCGTCGCTAAGGACAAGCAGGAAGAACACAGAGAGGTATCAAGCAGAGAAAGTATAGTGCGTGCTTTCGTAGAAAAACAGATACCGAGCGATTGGCAGAAGTGGCCGCTTGACCGTAGAAGAATGTACTGGGGCGGTGCAGTTACCGGTGCAGAAAATCTGATGCTTGTAGAGCGCAGAAGCGTATGTGCCGCTGAGATATGGTGTGAGGCTTTAGGCGGGAACATCAAAGATATGAAAAATACAGACACCCGTGAGCTTAATGCTATCGTAGCTATGATGCCCGAATGGAAAAGGACGGAAAATCCTATACGTCAAGGACCTTATGGCGTAGTCAGAGGATTCAGAAAAACGTAACAATTTGCCGTTACAAACATGAAACAAAATAGGTTTTCGGTCAAAAACGTTACAAACGTTTGTAACAATTTGTAACAATTAAAAAGCAATTGTTACGAGAACTGTTACGCTATAAACCGCAGGGTTAAGCAAAAAATCTTAAAATGTAACAATTACAACAATTATTCTATATAGAGTAGTGTAAATAGAGGATTAGAGGGTATATATACGTTCTAATCCGCCTGTATGCACACGCGTATAGGAAAAATGCTGAAATTGTTACAATCAAAAAGGAAAAAAGAGGAATTAAAATTGCTTGAAAGTAATATTGAAAAATATCTCGTATCCAGAATTAAGCAGGAATGCGATGGTATGGCACTGAAGTTTGTATCACCGGGGTTTAACGGGGTGCCTGACAGGATCATATTTCTTCCCGGAGGAAAAATAGTTATGGCGGAGCTTAAAGCACCGCAGAAAAAGCTGAGAGCCTTACAGACTTATGTCTGTGATCTTCTTGAAGCAACAGGCGTAAAAGTGTTCAGAGCGGTCGATTCAAAAGAAAAGGTTGACCGCCTGATAGAGGAGCTGAAAAGAAATGATATATAAACCGCACAATTATCAGGCATATTGCATTGACAGGATAGTAAAAGATCCTGCGATAGGCTTGTTTTTACGTCCCGGGCTTGGTAAAACCTCAATCACTCTGTCGGCGATAAACACTCTGAAATATTATCACTGGAGTATCGGCAAGGCACTTGTGGTGGCCCCGAAAAAAGTTGCCGAGGGTACCTGGAGTAAAGAGGCAGGCAAGTGGGATCACTTGAAGCATCTCAGAGTAGTTACGGTTCTTGGCTCTCTGGCCAAACGTGTACGAGCTCTTAATACCCCCGGTGATGTGTATGTTATCAATCGTGAGAACGTCCCCTGGCTTGTCGAGTATTACCGGCAGGACTGGCCGTTTGATATGGTTGTGCTTGACGAAAGTACAAGTTTCAAGAATAGCAGCAGTAAGCGGTTTAAAGCAATGAAACTTATACGTCCGCTGTGCAAAAAGGTTATACTGCTTACAGGAACACCTTCATCAAAGGGACTTATGGATCTGTGGGCGCAGATATATCTCCTTGATGAAGGGGCGAGGCTCGGAAAAAACATCACACAGTTCAGAGAGCGTTATTTCATAGCAAATACGCACGGCGGGCATTTTACGGATTACAAACCTAAAGACGACGCAGAGCCTGCCGTACTGAAAGCCATAAGCGATATCTGCATCAGTATGAAAGCAGAGGATTATCTGGAGTTGCCGCAGTGTATCGAGCATGAAATCCCGGTTATACTTGACGATAAGGTCAAAAAGGAATACGCACAGTTCGAGAGAGATTTACTGCTTCAGATAGACGAAAACACGATAACAGCACAATCGGCAGGTGTGCTTACGGGAAAGCTGCTTCAGTTTTGCAGTGGGGCCATTTATGATAATGACCACAAAGTTGTCAAGCTTCACGATTGCAAGATAGACGCATATATGGAGTACATAGAACGCCTTAACGGCGAACCGTGCATAACCTTTTACGGATTTCAGCATGACAAGGAGCGTATTCTTCAGGCACTTGCAAAGACAAAGCTTAACGTGAGGGTATATAACGGACCTGATGACGAAGATCTGTGGAATGCAGGCAAGATTGATGTTTTGCTTGTACATCCGTCAAGCTGTGCCTACGGACTTAATCTCCAGGCAGGCGGACGGCATATTGTCTGGTTTACACCTAATTGGAGCTTTGAGCTTAACGATCAGGGCAAGTGCCGGTTATGGCGTCAGGGCTCGCCGTACGATAAGGTTTATGTGGCATATCTGGTTGTTCAGGGCTGTGTTGACGAGGACGTTATGGCGGCTATAAAGGACAGAACCGATACACATGAGACAGTTATGAGAGTGCTTAAAGCGAGAATACAGAAGCTGAAAGGAGAAATTTAAATGAGTAGTTTTTACGAGTGCGAAATGAGACCCGGTTGCGTTGCCAGCCACAATAGGTATGGCGGTGTTACGCTTGTCACAGCTCTTGTGACGGAAGATTATCCTCAGCTGTGGGCTGTAGAGGCAAGAGATGGTGAGTTAAAAATTGTGCGTGAGGATGATTTGTACGATTTCGGATACTATGGGGAGTGATAGAATGACAAAGCAGAAACTTAAAGATTATCGCTACACCTGCAAGTGTATCAAGCAGGAGGAAAAATGAAAGCTGTATTAAAATATCCCGGCGCAAAGTGGCGAATATCCGAATGGATTATCTCACATTTTCCCGAACATAAAGTATACTGCGAGCCGTTTTTCGGTAGCGGAGCAGTATTTTTCAACAAACCGCAAACCTACATAGAAACGATAAACGATATAGACGGGAATATCGTAAACCTTTTTAAGGTGTGCAGGGATAACCCGGAGGAACTCGCACGGCTAATAGAATTTACGCCGTTTGCCAGAGAAGAATTTGAGAATTGTTACGATAAATCGGATGATTCCATAGAACAAGCTCGGCGAACGCTCGTGCGGTATCATCAGTCTTTCGGAACGAGCAACAGCAGTAAAAAGTCGTGGAGAAATGCTCGGTCCTACGGAGGGCCGAGAACAGCAACCATGTGGAACTATCTGCCCGGAAGAATATCGGAGATTTGTGCAAGGCTTAAAGAAGCACAGATTGAAAATATCGACGCAATAGAGTTAATACGGCGCTACAACGATGAAAATACGCTTTTATATTGCGATCCGCCCTATCTGCAGAGCCTTAGAAGGAAAAATATGTATTCATGCGAATTGTCGGAGGAGTACCACATAAATCTGCTGAGTGTACTTAAAGAAAGCAAGTCCAAAATCGTGTTGAGCGGGTACGATAGTCAGCTGTACAACTCAATGCTTTCAGGATGGAATACCGATGAGAAGCAGACAACGGCTCAGATGGGTAAACATCGAGTAGAAAAAATATGGTTTAATTTTGAGGAGGTACAATGACCGCTAAAGAATACCTATCACGCTATCACCTTATCAACATACGCATAAATCAAAAGATAGATCAGCAGCGACAGCTTCGGGAGCTTGCTACCAACATATCGCCGTCATCGGGTGGTGGACACAGTAGCGGGGTATCAGACAAAGTGGGTATGGCTGTTGCAAAAATTGCAACACTGGAGCAAGAGATAAACGCAGAGATAGACGAGCTTATCCGTGTCAAGGCTGAGATAGAGCATACTATATCGGCAGTGGCTGACGAGCGATTAAAGCTGATACTAATAGCACGGTACATAAACTGTAACCGTTGGGAACAGATAGCTGTTATGCAGAACATAGAACTTAGATGGTTGTATAGATTACACGGGCGGGCACTCTCGGAAGTAAGTAAAATAATTGACCATTGAAATACACCTTAAGTGTGTGATATGATTACGATAGAAAAGAAGCGAAAGCGTAGTGACCGAGGAGCGGCTAATAAGCCGCCAGGTCACCTTTTCTATCAATTATGCGTATAAGAGTTATCCATTGGACCTCCTTTTTCTTAGTCGAGCCGTCCGCTCTTCTGATTCTTTCGTGCGGACGGTGACGAATACTTCAAGCACTCTGCAAAGGGTGCTTTTCTTATATCTTAAATTTATGTTAAAAGCATGTTCAAGATGTGGCAAGATCCACAAGCCCGGAGAATGCACAGCCGGGATAAAATACACACAGAAGATACGGGACAGCGAAGTCGACAGGTTTCGTAACCGCAAGATATGGCGCAGAAAAGCCGATGAAATACTTGAGCGTGACGGTCATTGCTGCAGGGTGTGTCTGTCGGCAGGCGTTATCAACAGCACGGACCTGTCTGTGCATCATATCGTACCGCTAAAGGTCGATTATGACCGCAGGCTTGATAACGATAACCTTATAACGCTGTGCCGCTATCATCACGAGGCGGCGGAACGTGGGCGTATCAGCAGGCATGAACTGGCAACTATGACTTGTACCGTCGATTTTTCACACCACAACATATAGTGGTACGATACTATACACCACAATATATAGTGTACCCCCCCTACCCTTGCGATTTTTGAGGGGTCCCGGTCTGACATCTGACCGCCACCTCTTTACACAATATATTCCCGATATGACTTTGAGAGGAGTGAGTATATGCCCAGAGGAGCAAAAACAATAGAAAACTGTGCAGGGCACAGAACAAAGAAAGAAAAGGAAAGCCGTAAAAATGCGGAGTTGAGACAGCTTACCGGAAAGAAGCTGACAGAGTTTAAGCAGGTGCGAGAGAATGAAACGGCACATAAAGAATTTCAGCGTATCCAGAAGTTGCTTAAAGTTGTCGGAAAAGACGACGCACTTTATTCGGCAGGGATCAACCGTTATTGTGAGCTTGTATCGGAAATCGAGCAAGTGAAAACGGATATGCTTGTGGTACGGCAGACCGCAGATAAATTGAACGCCGCATTTGAAGAGCAACAGGACAAGGAAGAACTTGACAGCGGTGAAATAATCAAGTTTACAAAGGCATACACAAGCCTTATCACACAGTCGATGAAATGCGATGGCAAGATCATGACGAAAAGAAAAATGATGAGCGACATTGAAAAGGAAAACGGTTGGACGGTGCTTTCCGCTATCAGAGCAATACCGAAGCAGGCGGAAAAGCCCGAAGATGACGCTTTAATGAAGATATTACAGGGGGGCGAGAATAATGGGGCTGTTTGATAAGATATTCAGGCGTGAAACTGAAAGCACGGATATTGAAGTGGCTTTCGGGCTAAAGCAGATAAGCAATATAACGAGAGAACAGGCGCTTGAGATCCCTGCGGTTTCAGCGACTGTTAATTTTATAGCCGGCACAATAGCAAGTCTGCCGATAAGGCTGTATAACAGCAATGACAAGGTTCAGACAGCGGCGGAAATCACTGAGGATAACCGCCTGTATCTGCTGAACGAAGAATCCGGCGATACTCTGAACCCGACAGAAATCAAGCGTGCGGTTATCCGTGATATGCTTCTTGACGGAACGGGATATATGCACATAGAGCGGAGCGGAAACGAGGTTTCGACTCTCAGATATGTCCGTGACAGTGCTGTAAGTGTGGAGAAAAATTCTGACGCTATTTATAAGACGCTCCGTATGCTTGTTGACGGCAGAGTGTACTATCCGTGGGATTTTGTCATTCTCAGCCGTAACAGCGTTGACGGAGGAAAGGGAGTAAGCATACTTGCCGAAAATCCCACGCTTTTGACATCAAGCTATATGCTGTTACAGCTTGAAAAGGCGATGAGCCGCAGAGGCGGTAACAAGAAGGGCTTTCTGCGCACAGAGCACAGAGTAGACGAGCCAGCGATGCAGACTATACGTGAAGCGTGGAGAAAGCTGTACAGCAACAACGGTGACGGTATGATGATACTGCAGAACGGGCTCGACTTCAAGGAAAGCAGCTCCACCGCCGTTGAGATGCAGTTAAATCAGAACAAGGTGACAAATGCAGAGCAGATAGCAATGCTGTTTGGCTTATCTCCCGATGTGCTGTCGGGCAGAGCCGATGACAGAACGTATATCAACAGCATAAGGACAGCCGTTCTGCCTGTTGTTTCTGCGTTTGAAATGGCGCTTAACAGGGCGCTGCTGCTTGAGAAAGAAAAGCATAGTAAGTATTTTGTCATAGATACTTCTGAACTGCTCAAGGCTGATATTCTGACACGCTATCAGGCTTATCAGATAGGCCTTGCGGCGAATTTCTTACAGCCTGACGAGATACGCTTCAAGGAAAATCTTGCGCCGCTTGGACTTGACTTTATCAAGCTTGGCCTTAACGATGTGCTGTACGACCCTAAGACAAAGCAGATATACACGCCGAATACCGACAGCCACGCTAAAATTGATGATGCGGGCTTGCAAAGCGGCGGTGAGGGTGATATAATAGCAGAAAAGAGAGAAAATCCCTATCATGCAAAAGACGGTAAGTTTACGAATGCGCCGGGCGGGAAAATTAAATCCGTTACGGTCAGCGATGACGGCATAGTGACTACGGTTTATGAAGCACAGGCTAAAACAAAGTATGCACCATCGCCACAGAAAAATCACAGCGGTATACAGGTAAAGCCAAAGACTTATACAAAGCTGCGTGGAGAGTTTAATACCATTTATCCGGGTAGCAAAAAAGGAGAAAGTGGATATATAAGTAAAGGCAAGTATCGTTATAAAGTAGAATCAGACGGAGAGGGCGGCATAATTATACGAAAGAAATGGAGGCAGAATTAGTTATGAAAAAAGAAGAACTGTACGGAAAATATCAATCAGAATATCAAAAACGTATTATAGAACGTTTTGCGGATACAATTCCTGAATATATATACCCGCCAAACGATGACGCTTCACGTAAAAATTATGATGTATATATGAGTTTTATCTGCCTTCTTGAAGCCCCAGAGCAATATCAGACGGCAGATAAAGTCATGGATTATTTAGAAAAAAATCCGAAAGCAACAGTCGAAGATACGTGCAAGTATTTTGACGAGATAACACCGGACGGTTTACCGCCCTGCGCTTCTGAATGGGAAGATGACGAGGACGAAGAATGAAGTTGAATATGACGACCGCTCTTAACAAGAGCGGTTTTGTTATATCCCGTGTGCAATTGATTGCACTTGATTTTAACTTGCACGGTACGCACTAACGATATAAGAAATGGCTTTATTAAGCCAAATGTTAATTTGCAGAGTTTATTTGCAATTATAACTGATTTTTAGCACGAACTTTGCAAAAACAGCCGTTTTTTGTGAAGTTCGGCGCAAATACAAGCAAACTTAATAAATTTACCGCCCCTTTTGGAGCGGTATTTTTATACCCACAACACAGAAAGGAGTGATAAAAATGAAAATCGAAATCCGTTCCGCTGATCTTATGCACATCAGCGGATATGTAAACGCTGTCGAGCGTGACAGCAAGCAGCTGCCTGCGTCAATGGCGCCTGGCATGACAACGCCGTTTGTTGAGCGCATCGTAAGCGGTACGTTTGCGAAAAGTCTTAAAGATCATCCAAAGGTCGAGCTGAGATTCAACCACAGCAAAGTGCTTGACACAACGGACGGCACACTTAAACTGCGTGAGGACAGCATAGGACTGCACGCAGAAGCCGACATCACCGACAGAGAGGTAATCGCAGAGGCGAGAGCAGGACATCTGACAGGGTGGAGCTTCGGTTTCTCGGGAGCACAGGCGCACATTGAGCCGTGTGACGAGGGTGTACAGCGCAGAATGATTACGGGGCTGACACTGCACGAGGTGTCAATTCTCAACCGCAATCCCGCATATATCGCCACGTCAATAGAAACAAGAGGCGAAGAAACGACCGTGACGGAACAGCGCAGTGCCGAAAACGATACGGTCGAAGTAACAGACGAAATCCGGGAGTTTATCCCCGATTACAACAAGGAAATAGAAATCTTACAGCTTATGTCGGATTACAACGACGGAAAGGAAACAGTATGAATTTAAAAGCACTCATCGAAAAGAGAAATGCTCTTATCGCCAATATGACGTCACTCTGCGATAAGGCTACAGCAGAAACAAGAGCAATGACAACAGAGGAGCAGACAAACTATGACGCTAAGAAGGCGGAAGTCGAAGCACTGAACAAGACAATCCGCTCAATCGAGGAGCAGAACGCTCTTAATCTGAACTCTGCAAAGTCAGACGGCACAGCAACCGACAAGGAACAGGCAGAGACAAGAGCCTTCGAAAACTATCTGCGTACAGGTCAGATAGTCGAAACAAGAGAAGATGTCAATCTGACAAAGGGCGATAACGGCGCAGTCATCCCGGCAACTATCGCAAACAAGATAATCCGTAAGATTATCGACATCTGCCCTATCTATCAGATGGCAACGAGATACACGCTTGCTGGCACTCTCTCAATTCCCTACTACGACGAAGGAACGCAGGCTATCTCAATGGCGTATGCTACAGAGTTTACGGACCTTGCAAGCACATCGGGTAAGTTCCTCAGCATCGAGATCAAGGGCTATCTTGCAGGTGCGCTTTCTAAGGTTTCAAGAAGCCTTATCAACAACTCGCAGTTTGACATCGTTTCTTACGTTATAAACGAGGTTTCGATTGCGGCGGCAAAGTGGATTGAAAACCAGCTTATCAACGGCACAGCAAGCAAGATAGACGGTCTTGCCGCAGGCGTTACACAGGTGGTAACAACCGCATCGGCGACAGCTATCACGGCAGATGAGCTTATCGACCTGCAGGAAACAATCCCCGACGTATATCAGGATAACGCCTGCTGGATCATGAATAAGGCTACAAGAACCGCTATAAGAAAGCTCAAGGACAACGAGGGCAGATATATTCTCAATCCCGACGCAACAGCAAAGTGGGGCTATACACTGTTCGGCAAGCCCGTATACACAACCGACAGCGTATCGGCTATCGCTTCCGAAAAGACAGCTATCTACTACGGCGATATGAGCGGTCTTGCCGTTAAGACCTCCGAAGATGTGTCTATCCAGATACTTAACGAAAAGTACGCAACACAGCACGCTGTCGGCGTTATTGCCTGGGTAGAGATTGACGCAAAGGTTGAGAACGCTCAGAAGATAGCCGCCCTTAAAATGAAGAAAGCAGGAGGCTAATAACCTATGACAGTAAAGGCAACGACCAACTTTTCGGGCACCGTCAGTATGGCAAAGGGCGAGGAGCGTGAGCTCCCTGCCGGTCCTGTGCTGAACGACCTGCTCTCCTGCGGGTACATAGTGCCTGTAGACAAGGAGGAGAAAAGTGAAGCTAAGCGAGGTAACAAGCGCAAAGATTAAAGCATTCTGCGGTGTCAGCGATGACGAGGACGGAATGCTTGAAATCTGTGCCGGAGCGGCGAAATCCTATATCAAGGGCTATACGGGGCTTGATGATACTCAGATAGACGAATACGAAGACATCACGGTGGCTTACTTAGTGCTTATAAACGATATGTATTCCTCCCGTGACTTCTCGTCCGACAGAGCGTCGCAGAACTCCGTGACCGCTCAGATACTCGCCCTGCACAGCGTAAATCTGCTGAACGGAGTGAATGAGAATGACATTTAACAGAAAAATCACGCTCATATCCTCCGAGCAGAAAAACGGCTCGCAGGGCAAAACGGACAGGGCGGTAAAGGCCGTATACGCAAAGGTTTCCGAGCCTGGCGTAACGGCAAAATATGCCGCCGAAACGGCAGGATACAAGTCGGAACTTACGGTGTATATGTGGCGGCGTGAATACAGCGGTCAGTCGGTCGTACAGATTGACGGCAGGCGGTATCACGTCGAAACAACCGGAGCGGCCGACAGCGACCTGCATATAAAGCTGATACTGGCGAGAGGAGGCTGACAATGATAACAGAAAAGATTGATTCGGCACTCTCGGCGGTATTTGAGCATTTTTACAGCTATATGCCTGAGTTTGAGGACGGCGAAGAACCGGAGAAGTATGCGGTGTACAATTTATCGTACAGGGATACGTTCTTCAGCTCCGGCAGGGCAAATATACGGCAGTATTCCTTGTCTGTGAGCGTATTTTCGCCACAGGCAGACATTGAGCTGTATGACAAAACGCAGACGGCGATAGAGAATGTAGGCGGTATATTTACCGGCACTACCGATTTATCGCAGTTTGATGTTTATCCCAACAGAAAAATTTTAGTCATGGAGTTTACGCTCTATGAGGAAAGGACATAACTATGGCAAAAGTAATACAGGGTACAGATCGTAAGTCTGCTGTATGCACTAAGCGTTTTGCGTATGCGCCGCTGACAACGGATAATGCCGATACGCTGGCATACGGTGATGTGACCGAGATCAAGGACATACTCATCACAACAAAGTACACTCCTAAGATGAACAGTGCATCGCAGTATGCAAGCGGCGTTGAGGTTGACAGCTATGTAGCTAAGGCAGGCGGTACGCTTGACGTAACAATTGTGAACACAAACTCCGCTGACGAGGTGGCGCTTTTCGGCGCAAAAGTAAATACGTCAACAGGCGTACTTGAAAGCGGTAAGGACGATGTTGTACCCAATGTGATGTGCATCTACAGCACTATGACATCAGACGGCAAGATAAACCTTTATAAGTTCCCCAAGTGCAAGTTTACTTCACAGGGCGAGAACGTACAGACGACTGATGAGAACGGCGTAACATTCAATAGCCTTGCACTGCAGGCAAATTACAAGGCGCTTATCAACACAGGCGTTGATATGTACTGCGTAAAGGGTCTTGATCCCGTTACAGACAAGGCAAGCATTGACGCATGGTTTGCGACCGCTTCAGGCATTATTGTAGCTGAAGTGTAAAAAAAAGTACAGATATGACGGGGCGGGAAACTGCCCCGAAAATTATCTACAGGTGAAAAATGGAACTGATATCAAGATACATAGAACTGCTTGATTTATGCCGCAGTGAACTTTACGATCCGTTACTTGCGGATATAGAGGAAAGATGCCTTGAAGCGATAGGAATACTGCTCAGGTATAACCATAACCACGATCCGCACACAGGCAGATTTACAAGCGGTAACGGGGTTGATAACGGTAAAAAAGATGTTGACAAATTGACAGAGAGTAGTATAATAAATTATGCAAAAGCTACCGATGTTTTCGAGTTGTTCAATAATTCTGAAAATTCTAATTTTGAATTGCAGAATGTAGTTGATTTAATGGAAAAATCCAGTGTCGGTAGAGATGCTTTGGCTAAATTATCAGAAAAAGGTGTCAAACCGATCTTCGATTATTCTGAAGTGCGTCATACTAACAGGGGAATGCAACAAGGAAAATCCATCAGGCTGTATGCGCGTAATATTGCAAATGAAAGAGTGGCCGCACAGACGGTGATACACGAAACTACACATTTATATTATGGCATAGGCCAAAACCAATGGGCCGAAGCTGTCTGTTTTGCAAAAGAAAAAATGTTTATAACAGGCAGGCCTTTAACAGTTGCAGAAAAACGATATATAGTAAAACTTGCCAAAGACAATTATCCCGAGTTTAAGTGGAAGAAAGGTGGATATATAAATGGAAAGCGGCTATGAACTCATAGAACGGTTAAGAAAAGGCGAAAAGATCAAGTGCACAGATTGCCAAAAAGGATATTATACCACTAACACAGAAGATGTTTCGACTGCTCGTGAATTTCGATGCAATAAATGCAATAGTGTGTTAAGAATATCGCCAAACATTACAGTTGAGTGATTGTGCTTGATTTTAACTTGCACGGCCCAGATATCACGTTAAACAAACGGCTTAACAAAGCCAAATGTTAACTTGTAAAAAATAATAATTTCACCGCTCTTAAAAAGGGCGGTATTTTTATACCTCAAAAGGAGTAACAATGTTCACAGAACTTTTAAACAAGAAAATTTACATCACAGATACTTTATATCTGCGATATGACATAAAAGCATTTATCGAAGCGGAAGAAAAGGGTATCAGCCCGTTTGAGCTGACTTTCCCTCTGCCGCTTGACTACATCAGAGCGGGACTGAGATGTTGCTTTGATGAGCTGGGGTTCAGCTCGGCACAGCGTTCCGAAATAGTGTCCGACCTAACAACACAGTTATCACAGGAATACCTGCAGGACAGGGTACTTGCCGCTACGACTGCCGCACTTCCTGCGCCGATAGTGGGAAGTAAGCCGACAGAAGAAAAGCCCGACTTCAAGAAGCTCCGCAGTCTGTTTATAGATATTATGGGACGGACGGAGGAAGAATTCACATATTCCACGCTGTATGAAATAACGGACAGATGGAACGACTACGCAACGTTTATGGGGTACAAAGCCCCGACAGAGAGGTTTGTGCAGTATGACGATTAAAGACAGCCGTGCGTACAAATACGCCGTGTGGGCATCGCAGAACAGCTCCGGTAAGGTCGGAAGATACGTCAGAAAACAGTGCGCTGAATGGCTTAAAGCTGTCGATGACGGTTATGTAGATGTTCAGGAATGGAACAAGATAACCGCACTGCTCAAAGCCATACAGCACCCGGACTTAGGCCGTGATATGTACTCATCGCTTGAAAATTACAGCCTGCTTTTTATCTATGCGGTGCTTTGCACGAAAACAGACGGAAAGCTGTATTACAGCACGGGACTGCTCGAAATCGCCCGAAAGAACTACAAGACGTTCACAGCGGCGGTAATATTCATCATCGGTATGCTGACATTGCCACGCTTTTCCCGTCTGTTTTCTGTAGCACCCGATTTAAAGCTGTCAAGCGAGCTGAAAGTAGCAATTAAGAAAATCATAAAATCTTCGCCGCTGCTTGAAAAGCATTTCAAGGTTATGCGGTCTGAGATACGCTGTCTGATGTGTGATACGGAGTATACTCCGCTTGCTTATAGTAAAGATGGACTTGACGGTAAACTGGCTCACCTGTTTCTTGCCGATGAGGTTGGCGCAATGGACAGCTATCCTATTGAAGCAATGCGTTCTTCACAGATTAACCTTAAAAGCAAGCTCGGTATACTGATCTCTACACAGTACCCGAATGATGATAACGGATTAAAGGACGAAATCGACATAGCAAAGAAACAGCTTGACGGGGTGTACATCTCCGGTAAGAGATATTTTGCGTTACTGTATGAGCCTGATATAGAGATTGTCCCAGACTGGAAGACGAATGATAGCGTGCTTTTACAGTCGAACCCTGTAGCTGTGGATAATGCGGATCTGTTCTCGGAGCTTAAGGACAGTCGTCAGCTTGCCGTGCTGTATGAAAACAAGCGTGAGAACTTCCTCTGCAAGCACTGTAATATTCAGTATAAGGGCATAGGTAGTGAGGGTTATGTTGACCTTATATCCGTACAGAACTGCTCTGAAGAAGTGCCGGACGAGTTCTGGCAGGGTAAGATAGTCTATCTCGGACTTGACCTCTCACAGACAGAGGATAACACGGCGCTCGCTATGATATGCTATCACGAGGGCAAGATATATGTTAAATCGGTAGCGTTTGTTCCTGCCGAAAAGGTTGAGGAAAAATCGGTAAAGGAGCACGTTAATTACAAGACGCATATTGCAAAAGGCGATTGCTTTGCGTGCGGCGATTACATCATAGATTACGGCTTTGTCGAGAATTACATACTGACGCTGAAAGAAAAGTACGGCGTTATAATAGCCCAGCTCGGCTTCGACCGTTGGAATGCGCTTTCCACAGTGCAGAAGCTTGAAAGCGCAGATGATCCGATAGAGTGCGTAGAGATACGACAGCATTCAAGCGTGCTTCATGCCCCGACAAAGTGGCTCAAGGAGCAGATACTCACGGGAAATATAGTGTTTGCAAAGAATGAACTGCTTGAAATAAATTTCAGCAACGCAAGATGTACAGAGGACACAAATCTGAACAAGTACGTTAATAAAAAGCGTTCTGCAGGCAAGGTCGATATGGTGGTGTCGCTGATAAATGCGGTGTATCTGCTTCAGCAGGAGATGCTCAACGGCGATTGCGGTGTGTTCGTGCAGTATTGACAATGTTCTCCGCTTGCTGTATAATGTAGGCAGAAAAGGAGGAAATACTTATGTATTTGAGATTGTTGACTACTGATTCTGCAACTAATACCGTGAATGGTATACTTATTTTGATTATGCTGCTTATATGTGCGGCAGGCATCTATTGCTTTTATCGCTTAATAAAACGTAGCAAACAAAACGAACAGTATATTGAAGAAAGCGGCTACAAGATCACAGATGAATTGGGTGATCTTAAAGTAGATAAAAATAATTCTGTCTGGTGGGTAAAAAACTATTTTGGCGAGCCTAAAATTCACAACTTCAACGAAGTAATTGACTATGAGCTTGTTGTAAATGACAACACTGTTAAAGGAAAAGGCGCATTTTCAAGGGCTGTTGCCGGTGGATTACTATTCGGCGGTGTTGGAGCAGTGGCAGGAGCTTCAACAGCAAAACGGGTAACTGTTGTTACGGCACTATATATCAATGTGTATCTGAAAGACGGCACACTTGAAAGAATAAACTTCATTAACACCGCAACTAAAGCAGATTCTTTTACATATAACACGATGAAGGATTGTGCTGAAAAAGCCAGTGCTTTGTTTACGGCTATGATTGCGGACAATGAAAGCAAAAACGCCTCTCCTGCTTCGACTATAAGTGCGGCAGATGAGATAGCAAAGTACAAAAAACTGCTTGATGACGGCGCAATAACCGAAGAAGAATACAATGCGAAGAAAAAGCAGTTGATGGAAATATAACGAGGGATTAAGCTCAAAACTGAATAAATCATCCACTCCGAAAGGGGTGGATTTTTTATACCCAAATTTCTGAAAGGAGCGATAAAATGTCCGATGATTTATTTACTCTTGATTTATCCGGAATGGGCCTTAAAGATCTCATTCAAGTAGTAAACGAAATGGACAGCAAGCTGAACAACAAGATCATCCCCGAAATTCTTGAAGAAGTCGGCGATGATCTGATAGACGAAGAACGGCGAATGCTGCAGGGCAGGTCGAATAAAGACGGCTCTCCGACAAAGCTCAGCGGATTATTGTCAAAGCAGATAACGAAAACAGGCAAGTTGTACAAGGTAAAAGCCGGGTATGACACAGCTACAATTAAAGCACATCCTGAAAGCGTAATTATCGAGTTTGGCAGACCGGGCAAGAAAAGCCGCAAGAAAGGCGGCAAGGATAAGCTTGGCAGAAAGATAGGCGCTGTGCAGTCATACTCGCACATCAGAGCGGCACTTATATCAAAGAAGAAAGCAATCACGGAGCTTGCGGAAAACCGCTTCCGTGACGAAATAGAAGAACTGTGGGAAAAGGAAGGTAAAAAATAATGGCACAGGAACTTACTGCGAATTTCGGGGCGAACAGTACAAAATTTTCTAAAGGCGTACAGGAAATAAAAGCTCAACTCACCGAGCTTAACAAAGCCCTTGAACTCAATAAGCAAGCCGTTGCAGACACAAACAAAAAAGCTAAGGAGTACGAAAAAGAACTCAATCAGCTGAAAACAGCCGAGAAAGAAAGCGGCACAGTTACAAAAGAACAGAAAGCCCGGATGGCAGAGCTTGAAAAGGAGATTGACAAGGCACGCACCAGAGCTGCACAACTTAAAGCTGAACAGATCGACTTGAAAACCGAGCTGAAAGAAACCACAAGCGAGTTGAAAAAGCAGAAGGCAGGTGTTTCCGGTGTTTCCGATGAGATGAAAAAGATGAAAACGCTGATAACCGGCTTTATTGCGGCTTACGGCGGTAAAAAGCTTTGTGAACTGCTGATAGGCTCAAATGACGAAATGGAGCAGTACACGACATCTCTTGAGGTTATGCTCGGCTCTACCGAAAAAGCGTCGGCAATGATAGAGAAGATGCGAGACTTTGCCGCAAAAACGCCGCTTACGCTTGAAAACGTAATCTCCCGCGGTTCGCTTCTGATGAGCTATGGCGTGGACGAAAGCAATCTTATCGATACTATGACAAAGCTCGGAGATCTCGCACGCGGTAATGCCGAAAAAATGGACAGAATAACGCTTGCCTACGGTCAGATGCTTGCAAAGGGCAAGGTTACAGGCGAAGAACTTATGCAGATGGCGGAGGCAGGTGTACCGCTTCAGACAGCACTTGCCGAAAGCATAGGCGTGACAGGTGAAGAATTTTCCAAGATGGTTTCCGCAGGCAAGGTCGGCATAGACGATCTGAACAAGGCTATAACTGGGCTTACAACAGGCAACGGAAAGTTTGCGGGAATGATGGAAAAGCAGTCACAGACTATGCATGGTATGCTCAGTACCTTGCTGGATAATCTGTCCGAATTTATGCGTAAAATGGGCGAGGGCGCTTTCGGAGAAGTAAAGTCGGCACTGCAGGAAGCGTCCGATCTTTTAGCAGAATGGGAGGAGGACGGAACGCTCGACAGATGGGCGCAGGGAGTAGGCGTACTGCTGAAAAACCTTATTGCTTTCCTGAAGCAGGCTATCTCTGTAGGGCTTGACTTTAAGGAAGCAATAATAGCGGGAGCTGTGGCTCTCGGTACGTTTAAGGTTGCTATAGGAATTGGCAATATTATAAGCACAACGGTCTTGAGAATAAAAGAGTTTGGCATTGCAACAGAACTTGCGACAATCAAGCAAAAAGCTTTTAATGCAACCGGTGCGGCTAATCCGTATGTGCTTATGGCTTCGTTGTTAGCTACATTGGTGGTTGACACAATTGCGTTCACTTCCGCATCGGATGATGCAAAAAAGTCAATAGATGAATTGAAAGATTCGGCAAACGGAGCAAAAGACAAGGCAGATGAACTATCCGATGTACTTGAACGTTATAAGTCCATTAGTAATAGCACAGGCACAGCGGCAGAGAAAACAGAGGAACTCCAGTCATTACAGAAACAGCTGAATGATACGTACAGCACTACAGCTGAAAAGCTTGATCTCGTAAACGGAAAATATGAGGATAATATCGAAAAACTGCAAGAAGCAACAAGGCAGGAAAAAGAGTTAGCATTAGCAAAAGCACAATCATATTACGATGAATTAGCGTCCTCTGACGCAAATCGAAACTATGATGATGTTCACAGTGTAGATTCTGACGAGGATATGAGTGCCGTGAGCAAAATAACAATTGCCACACATAAAGATCACGAAGGTACGGGCAGAGGAGCATATAAAACCTATCCGCTTTTTGGCGATGCTAATTTGTACGATCAAGTAACTGGAACCGCTCGTCAGCGAGCCGATTATTATAAAGATGTTGTAACAAGGCTTAAAGAAGCAAATCTTGAAGCAACGGAAGCCTATAAAAATTACAACAATTTATGGATTAAGTATGAAGATGAAGCACAGAAAATAGAAAAAGCCAAAATTTCTGTTGATGAATTAACTGATTCAATTAAAAAATCATCAAAGGAAACCGAAGAAAACACCGAGACCAAAAACAATAACATAAAAACCACCGAAGAACTTGCCGACAGCACATCGACACTCGTCAAGAATCTTAACGAGCTGGCTTCCGCCTACGCAGAGCAGGGGAAGAACGGCAATATATCCTATGACACTATGCTGAAGCTAATAGACGCAGGGTATACGCAGTGCATAAGCCTGGACAACGAAACGGGCAAGATAAAGCTGAATACAGAAGCGTACAAGGAGCTTGCAAAGGCAAAGCTTGCTTCACAGATAGCGGAGTACGATGCGACGATCGGCACGTCCGACACACCGAATATTAACTCATACTACGATCAGCAGGAATGGGAAGCAAAAAAGGATCTAAGGCTCAAGCGTGATGCACTGAAGGCAATGTATGACAACTTCGATACCTATATGGAAGCTGGCAGTTTCGGCGGTTCGGGCAGTTCTTCATCATCAAGCAGTTCCGATAACGAGTTTAAGAAAGCTTCGGAGGCATACAAGACCGAAGCAGACAAGAAGATAGCCCTTATAAAGCGTGAACTTGAAGCAAAGAAAGAGCTTCGTGACGCTACGATAAAAGCGATTGACGATGAAATCGAAGCCCGCAAGCGTCTGAATGAGGACAACGATCTTGAAAAGCAGATAAACGAAGTTAAAGCACAGCTTAAATACAGCCAGCTTGACGAATTCTCCCGTGAGCAGATGGAGAAAAAGTTACAGGGATTGTACGATGATAAGGCGGAAAAGGAATGGCAGAGAAATGCACAGGAGCGCAAAAATGCCGCAAACGCAAAGTATGAAAGCGAGCAGAAAAGCTACAACAATCAGATCAGCGCAATCAATGAGAGCCTGAAAACCGTACAGCAGATAATGTCGGCTATGGCCGATGGCTCAAAAACCGTTGAAAGCATAGTCAATAACGACAACACACGGAATAACACAGCGAATGTCAATCTTATCGGTACGGCTCTGACAATGGCTCAGATAACAAAGGCGGTCAAGGACGCACTGATGGACGATATTGTAATCAGATAGGAGAAAAGTATGGAGAAAATCACATTTTCAACCGTTCTCGGCACGGCGGTGACTATCGATGATGTTAATACATCATCCGACGCAGACGGATACATGCCGCTCCACCTGCTTAGCTTTGAGGGAAATGCTCTCGGATATAAGCACGACAGCTCCGAGCGTGTAGGCTTTGACGGTGCGGGATTTTACGGCGCAAAAGCAAATGTCCGTACTATCACCGCAGAAATTGCTCTGCTTCCTCGCAACGGAAAGCCGGCTACAATGTACGAACTTCGCAGAAATCTCCTGCGGTACTTTCCCGCCGGTGTTGAAGGTACGCTGAAATACACGAACAGCGCCGGCAAGACATATCAGATTGAGGGCGTTGTCAGTGAGCTTCCTGCGGTAGAACGGCAGGCAGGTGTGCTGTGCACAGCGAAAATATCGATACTGTCATATGTTCCGTTCTGGCGTGTAAAAGCAGCAGATGTGGAGGTGTCAGCCACCGCAGGAAAAACGCAGTCGGTAAATTTCACAGCGCAGACGGAGGACAAAGTGCCGGCTATGCTCAGCATAACGGCAACAGCTGCTATGACGGGTAACGATACGCATTCGGCAATAATTACACTTTCGGGGCGTGAAATGCCTGTGTCGTACAACAGTATGAGCGTCTACGGCAAAGAGCCACAGGGGACATACAAAAGCGCCACAGGAGAGCTTCAGCTGACAAAATACCTGAGCACAAGTGATGTGATAAACATCGACTGGGGACTGCTCGGCAAGGTATATATACCGTATTCACAGCGCTCCGGTATCGACCTGATAAAGTCAACATCGCAGTATATCTATCCCGGCAATAACAATTTATCGGTAAAGAACATTGCAACAGCAGGCACGATAAAAGCAAAGCTGGTGCGTTTTGATTATGTAAGGAGTATCTGATGATAGTTAGAGTATACGATTTTTTATCGGTAAAGAAGCCAAAATTCTCGCAGAATCTCGTCGGTATCGTATCTGATGTTGAAAGTTTCAAGTATACACGCAGAGCATACGACATCGGCAGTTTCGAGCTGACAATACCTACACACGCAGATGAAGCCGGATGTATACAGCCGGACCGTATGCTGATAGTCGGGGAAAAGCTCGGTCAGACATATATAGCAAGCGACCCGACAAAGCGTATAGTAAGAGGAACGTTTCTTTATGTTACGGACATTGAGAAGAAGGATGATAAGATAACCGTCACCGGATATGATCTGAAGTATCTGTTTGCACTTCGTGTCACGCTTTTTCCAAAAGAAGAGCAGGACAAGGGAACATACGGCTATTACGTCACAAGCGGCACGACATTTTCGTGTATCTCGGACATCATCAACTACAATATCGTTAACGCTACAGACAGCGACAGACAGATATACGGTATGTTCGGTATAACGATGCCTGTAAATCAAATCAACGCAGACCCGCCGCTTACGGGCATACAGGATGACCGTTACATGACACGACTTGAACCTGTCAGCACGGCAATTTTTAATCTGCTAAAAAACTGCAAGACGCATTTTTACGATATGCGGCTAATCATAGATGACAACGCAGAAGACGGTGACAACTACAATCCGCATATGGAATCGAGCGAGGATAAGCCTGTTATCATCATAGACGAGAGCAGATACAACATCAAGAGTTACACACGCAAGGACGGAACATCAGCATACAAGAACGCTATATATGCCGTAGTCGGTAGTGGCGATGATGTCACGATAAAATGCGTGAAGCGCCCCGATGATACCGCAAGCGGAGTAAAGCGTAAAGAAGTTGTGCTTGATGTCGATACCGACAGCGTAGCCGAGATAGACAGATACGCACTTAAGGCGGCGGAAGAATATGTAATATCCGATGATTTTGAGATAGAACCACTGTTTATGGATGACGAAGCCGAACCTGAGCTTGCGCAGAAGGTATCCATCCGCATTGACGGGGTAGAGTATGAAACGGTCATAACCGAGATTACAGACGAGTACGCAAACGGCAAGCATACGCAAAGCTATGCCTGCGGTGACAAAAAGCTGAAGGTGCTTAATGTGTTGAACAAAGCAACGGCAGGAAATACGCAGAAAATCATAAACAACAAAATTACTACCGGCAATGCCGGCGGTGTCGGCAAGCTCACCGCTACCGGCATCGGCTGTGAGATATTCAACGACTATGAAAATAATATCGCAAGCTCGCTTTACGCTCACGCTGAAGGAAACGGCACGAAGGCAACGGCACCCGGTGCGCACGCAGAAGGGAACGGCACCACAGCAAGCAACTCATACGCACACGCTGAAGGGAGAGAAACAACTGCTTCAGGGGAGAGTTCGCACGCAGAAGGAAACAACACCACAGCAAGCGGTTATTGCAGCCATGCGGAAGGATACAATGCTACTGCAAGCGGCGGATACAGCCACGCAGAAGGGTATAATGCCGTTGCAAGCGGTTTTTACAGCCACGCAGGCGGTATTAACAGCGAAGCGAAAGCGGAAGCGTCCTTCGCTCACGGTATGTATGCTGTATCCAATTATCGAGGCGGTGCGGCTTTCGGCATCAGCAACAAGACCAAAGACGCACTTTTTGTTGTCGGAAACGGCTCACCGGGAGGAAGTTACGAAAGCGATGCACTGGTGCTTGACGATGGCGGAAATCTGTGGGTGGCAGGCAGTATAAAGTGCGGCGGTGGCAGCGGAGGTTATACCTTGCCGCCTGCGACAGCCGACACGCTCGGCGGTGTGATGATAGGCGAGAATATTAATGTATCGGACAGCGGTACAATATCGGTTGACCTGTCGGCATATCTGAAATCAGACGAAATATCGGACTGGGCTAAGCTGTCGGAAAAGCCGACATACACAGCAAACGAGATAGGGCTTGGCAATGTGGATAACACAGCAGATGCCGACAAGCCTATATCGACAGCGACACAGACAGCACTTGACGGTAAGGCAGATACAGGACACGCGCACACGGTATCCGACATCACGGATATGCCTGCATACTTGACACAAGAAACCGATCCGACAGTGCCTGCGTGGGCAAAGGCAAAAAATAAGCCTACATACACAGCCGATGAAGTCGGGGCGGCGAAAAAGAAACACACACATGATATGTCGGATATTACGGATATGCCAGAATGGACGAAAACCGAGAATAAGCCTACATATACGGCAAGCGAGGTCGGAGCGGCGACAGCGGCAGATATTACTGCGGCGGTGAATGCTGTCAAGATCGGCGGAAGAAATCTGCTGTATGACAGCACCGGAAATCTTAAAAAAGGCTGGAGCGGCAACACTATAATAACGATTGATGGCGGAATATCAGGAAATAGCCTTGCAATATCCAGAACCGGCTATTCCGG